ATAAAGCCAATGCGGTTCAAGTAAGTCCGCATTGCGAACTTTTCGTTCTCTGTCTGCGGCTTCTTTGCTGAAGCACATTTTTGTGTTAGCGCCTGATGGTTAAGGGCTAAGGCTAAAACCACATAGCTTCTTATCTTGCCAGCATGTAGCTCACTGTTGAAACCCCTAAGCTCTACTGTGTGATTACCGGTGAAAAAGCTGTGTAGGTTCAGGAAGTGGTAGCGGCTGTTGTGATAATGCCTGTCGCGGCTTTCACTGTAGCCTTCGTACCAAATTTCCTCAATCGCTCGCATGGTTTTAGGCTTGCGACGGTTCATTTTATCGACCAGTATGCTGTCCATCTTCTTGCAGTAGCTCATCCTCTCCGGCGCTATCTGAAGTGCCTTGTAAAAGTTTCGGATGCTCCTTGGTGTGTGGTTGGAACCGTCGAGGTGAATGTGTATACCGCAGGAAGCATTTGCAAAGGCCCCGGCTTTTCTCAACCGTCTGACTAATTCCTGCAGGCATTCTATGTCCTCCCGGTAGGTGAGGATGGGGCTTACCAGTTCCACACTGTATTCGCGAGTAGCCGCTACCTTTTGACGGCCGCTTCGCTTTTGACAGGAGATACTTCCATCGCTCATAAGCTTCCAAACCCGTCCGTCCGGCGCTATGACCTTCTTGATGTCGTAGTAGTCGCCCGTGCTGCTGATTGTCCCACCAAGGTATTCAGCGGTAACTCTTGCTGCTTCGTTTCTTGTAATACCTGTAAATTCAATTTCAATTCCAAATATGCTTGTTAACACTGTATTTTTCCTCCTGTACTTGTATGCTTTGTGCCTTCGGCATGTACATATATCACTCTAAAAGGCTTATATAGCAAGCGATATTCAAGAGAAAAAACACACTAATATATGGATAGGAGAGGCCACACTGAGCCTAATACTTTACAGCTTTTTCACTAAATCCTCACCATACACAACACCAAGGCTTGAACCTCTATCCCAAGTACAGAATATCGTACCTGTATCATCCACGAAGTCCACAGTACCTTTGTCTCCGGGTCTCAATTTTGAGTACTGGTCGTTCATCCTCACCAACTCAACACGGGTTCCCGCTGGATATTGTTTTCGGAGCCTCTCCACGGTCTCCTTTGAGGGAAACTTATTCATGATCCGTTACCTCCGTTACTTTAGCTGGGGCACCATTCTTAAAGGCACTATTGCCTGACAGGTTTCTGAGCAGGATTTTACGTGCTGTTTTATACTCGTCTCCGACAAACCCCAATCTTATAAGGAACACTCGAAATGCAAACTTCTCATTCTCTACAGGCTTATCCTTCGCAGTCACGCGATGCTGTTCCTTTGCAGCTGCACCACCAATGAAGCGAGAGTAAGCAGAAAGCTCCTCTGGCTCAATCCCGAAGCGGAACCATGGAAACCTGATTGTTGTTTCTGTCCGCTCTATAGGCAGCGTCTCGGCTCCGATTGCCTTTTTAATGAGAGACTCTTTGCTTGCAATGAGTCGTTCCAGATTCTCCAGTGCTGAGTCGGTAAACCCATCAAGCGGCATTTCTATCGTAAGCGTGTCACACAGTTCATCGGCGCCTACTTCGTCACTTTCGTAGGTAAAGCCGAGCTCCAGAAGTTTTTTCAGTAAGTTCTGGATGGTAATCTCGTCCGTGCGATCATCCCATGATAGAGTCCCATCCTTGCTGATGTTGATATTGCCTACAACATAGGCAAAGCTCGGTGCACCTTTATAAACAGGTTCAAGGCCGAGGGCTTCTCCTATTGCCTTGGTGATTACATATATCACTCTAAAGCTGTGGAATAGCAAGTAATATTGAGCAGGAATAAATGTGCATCAGGCTGATTCAACCTCGGTGAAAGCCATGCTCACACCGTCCCGAATGAGATACACATTATCCTTGCTGCCTACCTGCTCGATATATCGTTTCACGATTACATCACAGAACTTCTCATCCAATTCTACTGTGTAGCAAATCCGCTTTGTCTGCTCGCAGGCGATAAGGGTACTACCTGATCCACCGAATGGATCTAGTACGATGCACCCTGTCATGCTGGAATTTAGGATAGGGTATGCTATCAGCGGTACCGGCTTCATCGTGGGATGGTCTGCATTCTTCTTGGGCTTGTCAAACTCCCAGATGGTTGACTGCTTGCGGTCGGAATACCAGACATGCTTACCGTTTTTCTTCCAGCCGAACAGGATTGGCTCATGCTGCCATTGATACGGTGATCGTCCAAGCACCAGTGATTGGCATCAAAAGCACGACGGAAATTGAGCCCTTCGGTGTCAGCATGGAATACATAAATAGACGCGTCCTTCGCCATCGCTTTTTCAGTGAGGGTGAACGCGTCTAAAAGAAACTGATAAAACTTTTCATCCGCCATATTATCGTTCTTAATCTTTCCGGCTGTGCCTTCGTAGTTAACATTGTACGGAGGATCAGTCACCGTAAGGTTTGCCAGCTTTCCGTCCATAAGCAGATTGAAAGTCTCAGCCTTCGTGCTATCACCACACACCAGACGGTGCTGTCCAAGTAGCCACAAATCACCCAGCTTCGTAATAGCAGGTTTTGAAAGTTCTTCGTCCACATCAAAGTCATCGTCTTTGATATCCTCAATACCGCCTAACAGCTTATTTAACTCTGCATCGTCAAAGCCCAGGAGCGACAAATCAAAATCTACACCTTGTAATTCAGAAAGTTCTACCGATAACATTTCAGTATCCCAGCCTGCGTTCAAGGCAAGGCGGTTGTCAGCGATTATGTATGCTCGCTTCTGTGCTTCGGTCAGATGTTCCGCAAATACACATGGAACTTCGGTGATACCTTCTTCTTTAGCTGCAAGAACACGGCCATGCCCTGCGATTATATTTAAGTCTTTATCCACTATGACTGGATTGACGAAACCAAATTCCCGTAGGCTCGCACGAAGCTGGAGAATCTGTTCCTTGCTATGTGTACGAGCATTCCTTGCATATGGCACCAGCTTATCAATATTTACTTTTTCTAATCGTTCAGTTGTATTCACAATCTTCTACCGTCCTCTCCTACCTGAAAGCAGAGCTTCCATAATATCGTCCTGCGGATTACCAATGAAAGCCGTGGTACAGTTTTGCTTGACTATGTCAAAGATTTCATACCAGAGCAGGTTAGCCTGTTTTTGAAATGACTGGCTCATTTGCACGAACGGACTGGCAATCGCACCTCCTGTTGTTGGGTGCTTGCCTAAAAGACCGTAAGTGCTTATTGCTTCTTCACACTGGATGTATCGTGTAAACGACTGTGCATAGGCTTCGACGAGTCTGGGATTTACGAATTTTTCACAACCACGTTCCTTGAGCCATTTCCATGTTTCAATAAATAGGGCATCAGCACCCAGCGGTTTACCATCTTTTTGCCGTGCGCTGAGGTATTCACTCGGCGTCGGCATATCTTCACCATTCAAGTCTGCTGTATCGTCCAGTTCGCTTGCTTTGAGCATGGACTCTGGCTTAAACTCTGGCGCCTCCAAAATCCGTGCGGCTTTACCTGCTGCGATCTTTTCCGCAAGAGGTTGTGGTTTGTCCCCGGCACGCACGCGGCGCCCACCTCTATTTGTACCGTCTTTTGCCACGTGCCTTCACCTCCTTGCTGTGGCAGGGTTTAATACCCCGTTTGAACCTGAATTTTTTCACGCGTGACCCCACGCCCGTTGCACGCTAAAAAAGTCACAGAGATTTTGACCGCCCCTTTCCACCTTCTCGTGCGGTGATTTCAGAGTGACAGGAAGTACACAAGGACATAAGATTACTCGTTTCGTTTGTCCCACCACAAGACAGTGGTTTGATGTGGTGTACTTCTTCGGCAGGGGTAATCCGACCTTGCTTCTCGCAACGCTCACAGAGAGGGTGCTCCGCTATGTATCTGTCTCGGATACGCTTCCATGTCCGGTTATACCGTTTCCTCACGGCGGGATCGCGGTCATATCGTTCATAACGTCTAGCTTCCTGCTTGGCATGTTCGTCACAAAACCTACCATCCGTCAACTTAGGACAGCCCGGATGAGAACAAGGGCGCTTGGGTTTATAGGGAAAAGCCCTCGTGGGTTTCCCCTCGAAGGCTCTCGTCACAATATTCGATGGTATAACTATACCATACAGGAAAGCAAACATTCCCTCATAATTCCCTCATGTTTATCAGATAAAGAAAGCCACCACCCATTCAGGTGATGGCGTTTGGAGTAAAACTCCGGATTATATTTGTGAAAACATGTTTTGCGTGTAGTCCTTAATGTTTGCGGGCGTGAGCATCCGGTACTTCTCTTTAACTGATGTAAAATACTCACCGATAACCTGCTTTGGAATGATCCTGTTGGACGAAGCGTCAGCTGGTAGCTCAGCACGTGTGGAAACCCACGGTGTTTCTGCGTGAGTAAAGGACTCAAGAATTTTTCCACTATAGCAGCAGACGTGTCTGATAATGCTATCCAGAAGCAATTTCTCTTCGCCTGACAAAAGCGAAACGTCAAATTCATCTACGCTGTCAATGGGGTCAAAGCAGTAGTTGCTGTAGCGCCTGTAAATATCTCGGTATGCAGGGCCATGTACCCAGGCTTCACAATCTTCTGCAAATAAAAAGGTACGGTAAAACGCATAGAAAAATCCCTGAGCATAATACAATGCTTTCTGCAACGCTAGCGGAGTGATGTCCCGGCATTGTGACAAAAGATAGTCAACAACAATATCGATTTTTGACCGTTGCGGAGCGGTAGTAATATTTAATAGCTTTTCAGTTGCGGTTTTACTTTTTTCGTAAGCTTTATCGCTTTTTAAATTATCTTTATTTTTTTCAAGCAAAGAAAGATAATAGCTGGGATCGTTGTAGATCTGCTTCAGTATTTCGGAATACTGCTTTGAGGGCATGTCGCCGTCGTAATAGCGACTGAAGGTTTGCTCTCCCCAGCCTAACAAAAGGGATAGTGGCCTTTTCCCAATATTATATTTCTCAGGAATGGCTCTGATATCACTGAGCGGGATAATATCGTTTTTCTGACGATATTCGTCATACAGTGCCTGAAGGTTCGCGTCTTCAATTTCTGCAACATAAACTTCTCCGCCGCATTTTTCGCAATAGGCAGTATACGAAGTAAACTCATATACTTCGCCTTTTAATTCAGCCGATTCCTTATTTTCTTTTATCGAATATTTCACATCCTGTCTGCATTCGGGGCAAAAGGCAATCTGGTTGCTCATAACGGTTCCTCCTTATAAAGAATTCCAATATCTTACCTAAAAAGGTAATCAATCGGCTTGTTACGCTCATGGAACGAAATAACTACGACCCTATTACCTCTCTCCATGTCGATGATATTAAATTTAGTATAGATGTCTACAAGCTTTTCCTCATTATCGAAATTGAATAACGCAACCTGCGGACAAAATACATACAGAGTTTCGTACTCATATCCGAGTTTTGTGTTTTGCAGTGAGTGGCAAAAATCTTCCACTTCAATTTGAAGAAGAATTTGCCGCTGCTTTTCGGATGTCAGGTTATATTCACGGATCAAGGCAAGGTTTTCTTGTCGATTTTCATTTTTTGCAATCGTATATTTACCACAACGAATGCAATCTTGAATTCTTTGCAAGATCGCCTCAACTTCTTCTTTAGTATAATTCTGATTATAGTGTTGGCTCATCGGATGACCTCCTCGACAACACTATGATACTATATTATATGCCATTCGTCAAGAAATATGCACTAATTGATGCAATATTCTTTAACATCAAATACATAATTTTGGATCAGCTATAAAAATGCACTATTATTATCCGTATAATAAACCACGCAGATGATTCAGTGCTGCTGCCCGTTTTCACTGTAGTTTAGTTCATTCATAAGCCGGTAAGTAGCACCGGACTTCTGATCGTTACCCATGTAAAACTCAGCAAGGATATGCTGTTCGGTATCCGTAAGGCTTGACCAGGCTGGTTCAAACCAAGACATGTATTCCAGCGCCTGAGTATATCGTTCTCGCAGTATGTCAATCTTATCAAGTTGTGCAGCCAGCTTGTCAGCACCAGCTTGCGGATTTCTTGCAGATGGCATCCCAGAAAGCTTTGGTGTTCTGGGAGAAGTCATTTTCTCATATACATCCTTTATCTCCTGCGGGGTGTTATTGATAATAAACCTCATATTGTTATAGTCACGGATGGCAGCAACAGTCGCCGCATTTTTGTTTATATACTTTAGCGCAATCATATGACCTCCTCCTTTAGGTTTGCTTTGACCGCATCGATAAGAGCGGTCTGGGTTTTATCTTTTCGCTTAAGAGCTTTCATAACTTGTTCGTCAATTGT